GCCGAGCTTTCATAGTTCTAATCTTACCGTTCGACCATCCGAGTAAATTTTCCATTTCCTCATTGGTATGCAACCCGCTATCACGGTAAGCGTTATACAAAATCTCCATGTCTGTCATTTGCTGCCCCTCTTTAACTTGATTTTAATTCAAGTTTCTGGTCAAAAAAATTTGGTCTACGGTACACCCAAAGTATGCAGCCACTGCTACAACTTTACTTATAGCCACGTTGGAGATATCCTTTTCCCACGCACCATAGGTCGGTAAAGATACGCCTAAATCTGCGGCTACTTGGGCTTGTGTAAGACCCTTTCTTGCCCTTAATTCAGCTAAATAAAATTTCTCGGGCATTAATACCACCTCCTTTTGTGACATCATCTTAACATGAATTAAATTCAAGGTCAAGCGTTAATTTGAATTTTTTTCAAGTTTTCACAAAAAAATATCAAATCTATTTGAATTTAAGTCAAATATATACTATAATTTAACTATAGTTTGGGGGAGAGATTAAGGAGGAAGAGATGAGACTTTCAGATAATATTAGACGATTTAGACGACTTCGTGATTTATCACAAGAAGATATAGCAAAAAAGTTAGGATATAAATCCTTTACAACTATACAAAAATGGGAAACAGGTATGGCCGAGCCGCCTGTAGGTAAATTATACGAACTAGCCGACATACTCCGTGTCAATATTATGGAATTACTAGGTGAAGAGTCTGACGATAATATAACAGATATGCCTCTCAGTACTTACAAATTTGTACCCGCATCAGTTTCAGCCGGTGCGTTAACGAATATAGAAAGCATCAACTATATGCCAAGTGTTACGATTCCAGACTTTATGATGGGTCGTTACGCAGGTAATAAAAATATTATTCTCATGCACGTAAACGGCGAAAGCATGAATAATGTCATTCAAAACGGCGCCGTTATTGCCGTTTTAACTAACGTAGATTTAAGCGACATCCATGATGGTGATATTGTTGTAATTAAGAACGGTGGTGACTACACAGTTAAAAGATTTTATAACGATAGCCCACATCAAGAATTTGTATTTAGACCTGACAGCAACAATATGGCGTTTCGTGATATCATATTTAGCTATGATGCAGCTGATGATTTATATTTAATTGGTAAAGTCGTAATGTACAATGTAACTTTATAAGATTATTTAATAGAGGAGATAAACAATGAAATTCTATAAAATTTTATCCATCGCGGCATTATTTGCAGCAGTTGCTAGTTCTTCATTTGCACAATTTATTGATGTAACCCCAGAAACGTACGATAAAATCTGGAGCACCGGGCAAAATTATAAAACTGATCGTAAACTTGAAAGCCCAATTAATTATGGAGTTGAACTTCGGAGTGGAGCTGGTGGCGCCGCGGTATTAATTACCCCAGCTACAATCACTAAATATGTATCATATTCCAAAGACGATCGACTTATTTTTCCAGACGAATCTTTTAAAAGAGCCATACTAAACAGTAATGGCTATGTATACATAGCTACATATGCACTTCATCTTAAAAATCCATTAGCGGGTACGGTAATGCCTCAACTACCATCACAACGATTACTTATAGAAAAGGACAATCAGTATATAATCCCAGTAGCGATGGATACCAAAATCTATGATATGATGCCGCATAGCTATGCCCTTGTCTACTATGCAATACCTAAACAATTAATTATGAACCCACCATATACTATTAAATTTATTAATGGAAATGGTGATAAAATTGAAATACCTATTACCGCTGATAAATTAGCAGAACTTATGGACAAAGAAAATAAATTAGTCTATAAGACAAATGATTAATAAAGTAAAGCCCCTATCCGATACTACTCAGATAGGGGTATTTTAGGAGGTATGTAATTATGGCCATGAAACGTGCCAACGGTACAGGCACCGTATATAAGATGAAACATAAGCCCCTACGTAAGCCGTATCGAGCCGTGGTGACCCTTGGGTATAACTCTGAGGGTAAACCCTTACGTAAATCTATAGGCACCTTTGCGACGCAAAAGGAAGCGTATAATGCCCTATCGGCTTATGACGCCAACGCACCACAATACGAGACCAAGGATACGACCTTTGGCCAATGTTGGGAATGGATGATTGAAGATAAGATACGTAAAGGGGTACAACTAGACAAAGGCGGTTACCCTCACAATAAAAAGAAAATGCTACATCTTATGAATATCCCCATTAAAAATATTAGATTAGCCCATCTACAAGCAATTATTGATGATCATAGCCACATGAGCGGGCCTGCGTTAGCACAGATTAAAACAGCCATGAACGGATGTTTTCTGGCAGCCATACGAAATGACATTGTTGACAAAAACTACGCTAGTCTAGTCACGTTGCCCGCAAAAGAAAAGTCAACTTTACATAAGCCCTTTTTACCGGCAGAGATTTATGATTTATGGCAATTATCGAATACAGATGAATATGCAAGAATCATGTTATGCTTAATATACACAGGCATGCGACCTGGCGAAATTAAGTCAATAAAATTTGCTGATGTGCATATAAAGGAACGCTATATGATTGGCGGTATTAAAACGGATGCGAGTAAAAACCGCATCATACCGATAGCCAATTGTATTATGCCATTTATAAGAAAATGGTACAGCGCGAGTCGATTCGAGCACGGAGAGTATATGCTTCCTACATCCACGCCTAAAAACATACAAATGGCGCTCAGCCGGTATTTAAAAATGAAAGTACCAGGGCATTTGCCCCATGACGGGAGACATACATTCGCCACCCTTCTTACACAGATAGGCACGTCCGATGCTATGACAAAAACGCTAATGGGGCATTCGCATAAAGATGTTACAAATCAGGTGTATATTCATAGAGACGTCGATGAATTGATATCCGTTGTTAACCAAATACCGCATGGCGAGGCGATATTATCTGTGAAGGATGTTATCAAAAGGCATGAAGGTTGAGCAACGGTTGAGCAACTGATTAAATTTTAAAGAATTTTAGCCGATTTATAAAAACAAAGAACCCAGTAAGCATCGATGCCTACTGGGTTCTTTAAATAAAATTCTATATATCCCTTACATATGAATTATATTATAAAAACATTGATAATTCAACAATCATTTGCGTTTTAGTACGACAAAAGTTGAGCAACAGTTGAGCAACCGTTACAAATTTTGCAGAGATTTAGAGGTCTAATGTTCGTCTGACACGCTTTTTATTACACTACTTAAAGCGGATTCTTTTCCGTATAACCGTTCCATACCTTGACGAGTTACAAGCCACATTTTTCCAGACTTCTTAAACTCGCCTTCCTTAAATCCATTCTTTACACGACCTCTACAATTCTGTTTTAATGAATCAGCAGTAACATTCCACCGCTCTGCAGCCTCCTGTGTTGTCATAATATCATCTAGTTCAAATTTCAATTTCATCACCTTCTAACTAAACGTTTAATTGCTAATATCAAAATAATAATGGTTACTATATTAATCAGCCATTCTACATATTGCATAAGTCACCTCGTTGATTTACAATAATATTGGAAGGTGGCGGGGCTTTCACCCGCCCGCTTTTTACTCTTTGCTAACAAGTTTTAGTATTGCTAGTGCCAGTAGCAGTGGCGTTAGCGCATTTGCTAAGCTTGTTAGCTTTTCTATTATGTCCACTTGTATCACCTCCTTACAATATTATTATACCCTATATAGGGTATAAAGTCAAGCACTTATTTATACTTTTACAAACAAAAACAGAGCCTACTAACCTAGATATTTTCTAAGTTAGTAGGCTCTTTTAATCTTTTGTCATTCTTTCGATAATCTTTTGAAATCAATCCATGAGTCCACCTGCTCATGATCAGGAGATAAATGGATCACCTCGCATTTATTTAACAGCCGCCAATACAGTAATCGCACCAGCTACAACCGCCCAAGTCGCACGTTGCCGCTTGAGACGTTGCTCAGTTCGTTTGTCGCGTTTGATTTGCTCTCTCAATTCGTCCAATGAGTTCGAGGCCTCTTTCAATTTCTCCTCTTGCTGCGTCGAGATGTTCGAGGCCCTCGCCAATTCTTTCGCCTGTTTCTCGTTGATTTGTTTCAAGTCGCTCAACGCTTGCCCCTGTTTCTCGTTGATAGTCTTGAGCCTGCTCAATTCGTCGCCCTGCGTCGCTGTTAAGCTGTTGGCTTGCTGCAATGCTTTCTCGGAGTTGTTGATTGAGCTTTCTGCTGTCATCAAGCGCCCTTTGAGTTCGTTCCAACTGCTCACGGGTACGCTGATAGTCGGTTCTTGTGTCGAGGTACCCTCTGACGAGGCTGCATGCGAAACAGATGAGAATAATACTAAGAACACCAATAACAACGCGATTTTTAGTGAATGAAGAAATAATTCGGTTTTTGATATTTTCATACATCACACACCCCCTATATTAGTCTTGGTCTGTCCAACGAGCAGCACAGCCTCTTACATCAACATGAACAAAATTTTGATTATAATATCGTCCAATACCGTCGGCGCCACATTCCTCGGCCACTTCGGCGAGAAAATCGACGTTAATGCCATCATATGTGATGTCGGCCGCTGTCCCTAATACATGTTGAGAATTAGACACACCGCCTACTTCTGCATTATGTTCAGGGCAACGATACCCACTATTAATGTACAAAGGAACACCTAAACGTTCACGAATTCTGTCTAATAAGTCCACCAAACGCTTATCGATAATATGGTCTAACTTATTATGCCCATTCTCATCGACTTCATGTCTATGGCAACTGCAAGCGAACTCATAATCGTCGAAATATTCGCCAATTTTCATTATATACACCTCTTTATTTATTAAACATAAAAGCCACGCCACACAATGTAAGCGTGGCTTACAAACCTTTATTTCTTTAAAATCATGTCAATTTTAGAATGCGCTACATCCAAAAGCCCTGCGATTGTGCTATTTCCGCCGTCCCTCATATTCTCGAGGATACTTAGAAACTCAACTGAGCCAAGATATAGCCAAACTAGATTGACTGCAAAAGCATATTGACCACTCATAAAATCAAAACACCACGCCCCAGCCGTTGCTAAGCAATATGTTAACACCTTTGTAATAAAGGGCTTTCGCATATGCTTAGATGAGATTAAGCCTTTACCCCATGCTGCAGGAATGGCTATATATTTATCATAACCGCTTATATTCTCTGGATTCGCCCCCATATCAATAAGCATTTGATAGCTAATAGCCGCCCAGCGTGTTATAAGGTCTAGGAATACCAGTATAATGAATATCCCTAGTACTTGAACATGTTTGAGCCCTAGCATATATATACCAACCTCTGCCACAACCGCAAGCAAGGCTTTAATAGCGAATGAGTCTGTCAGAGTTCGCCATGCCTCGCATAGAAAATCTGTAATTACTTGCATCGTTTCCCCCTGTGTTAGTTAATTATAAATGGTCAGCGTTTCGGTACCCTGTGTTGATGTAACTATGGTTAGTCGCATCCCATTCAATAGTATCCTGATTAAAGACCAGCGTTTCGGTACCCTGTGTTGATGTAACTATGGTTAGTCGCATGTTATTGTTGAATCCTTTAAACGTTACATTTTCTGGAGTTTCAACATAATAAGGGCCGTATGCGTTCCAATTATCACCTAAATTAAGCGTTGTCGGTCTATTAGCGTACATAGACATAGTCGAAATGTTCCAACGCTTAGGGTTTACGTTGAAGTTCCCATTCACTATATTATTTGTAATGTTCATTTTCAACACATCGCCATAGCGTTTATACACAATGCCATTTTCGGTATATTCTTCATCAGCAACTGCACCAGTTTGAACGCCAGCAATCCTATAATCGCCTACTTTCGCACCTGTAAAATTGTGATAAGTGAGTTTTATATCATCTTCACCTAATGGCGGAATTGTTACAGTACAATCCCCAGTACTGTTGAGCGTGAAAGGTGTATCATTACCGACTACCTTAACGCTGTAATGTGGCTCCCCTGTAACTGCTACCACCTGTTGACCTTGGGATACGCTCGGAATAGCCAACGGCTTGAATTCAGTACGTGGAAACGGCTTGCCAATGTTTCCAATCATGGCTGTGAGCACGTCGTCAACGTTGGCACTTTCACACCAGACATTACCTTGCAGCAACAACTGATGAGCGTTGTCGGCCGTGGCACTTGAGCCGTCTCGCCCGTCCTCACCCTTATCACCTTTAGGGCCTTTCAAGGTTTCTAATTGATCTGGGGTGAAATCCTCATATTGGAATGAGGCGCCTTTCGGTCCAGGTTCGCCTTGCGGACCTTGTAAACCTTTCAGACTATCAAGCCATTCACTTTCAGTACCTTTATACCCATGAGCAACTGCGATTTCATAAGCACTTTTTCCATTATCGCCTACCATGATTGCTTTTACTTCCGCATCTACTTTAATCGGACCTTCAATTCTTACTGGTAACGCTTTGTTTTGCATAATACATTCCTCCTCTA